CTAAGGAGAGTTCGATCCTCTCAGGAAGCACCTATGCGAGTATGGTGGAATCGGTAGACACACCAGACTTAAAATCTGTTGACCATCACGGTCGTGGGAGTTCAAGTCTCCCTACTCGCACTACTTTAAACCTAACTAAATAAATCATAGCAATAATATAGAAGCTGTAATACAATGCCTCTGAATAAGTTAGAGAACTTTCTGAAGAATGTAGAAGGTCGTATACTATATGTTAGTCCGGCAGATTTAGACTCGACTGATAGCATATTAAACAAGGGTAATTCCCAAACTAAACCATTCAAAACATTACAAAGAGCACTAATTGAAGCTGCGAGATTTTCATATGTTCTTGGAAGAAATAATGATATCGTAGAAAAAACAACAATTCTTCTCATGCCCGGTGAGCATGAAATTGATAATCGTCCTGGTTGGAGAATAGAAAAAGATAATAATAACGCTCCTGTAATTAAAACATCTGATGGAACCACTGTAGCAGATCCTACAGAGGCTCTAAGTCTTAAGTTAGAATCAAATTTTGATATTAATCAAGAAAATAATATTTTATATAAATTTAATAGTATTCATGGTGGAGTTGTTGTCCCTAGAGGAACTTCTATTGTCGGTTTAGATTTAAGAAAGACAAAGATAAGACCCAAATATGTTCCCAACCCAACTGACGATACCATACCAAACTCTGCTCTTTTCAGAATAACCGGAGCATGTTATTTCTGGCAATTTAGTATTTTTGATGGAAATGATTTTGGAAAAGTCTATATTAATAATCAAAATTTTACTGATACATTAAATCAGGTACAACCAACATTTTCTCACCATAAACTAACTTGTTTTGAATATGCCGATGGTGTGAATGAAGTTGATTCGACAGGAATCACGGATCTTGACATGTATTATTATAAATTGTCCCGTGCTTTTAATAATGCATCAAATCGAGATATTGAAGAGAAGTATCCAGATTCTGATGATGGTTTTGCGAAACAAAGACCAGAATGGGAAATTGTCGGTGCATTTTTGTCAGATCCTCTGACTATCACGAATATTAAATCCGGAGATATCCCTGGAGAACCAACTAATAAAATAACTGTCACAACACAAGGGGCACATAATCTTAATGTTGGAACTCCAATAAAAATCAATGGTGTTGGTACACAGGCATATAATATTTCAACAAAGGTTGCATCAATTAGTGATGCAAGAAATGATGTATTTACATATACATTACCATTTGTTGATAAAGAACTTAAAACAGATCCAACGGTTGATAGTGCAACAGTAACGATTGAAACTGATACGGTTTCTGGTGCTTCTCCATATATCTTTAATGTTTCTTTGAGATCTGTATGGGGTATAAATGGAATGCACGCAGATGGATCAAAAGCATCTGGATTCCGTTCAATGGTTGTGGCACAATTTACGGGTGTCAGTCTTCAAAAAGATGATAGAGCATTTGTAAAATATAACACTAATACGAGAGGATATGATGGAATAGAAAATTATGAAAATACAACTGGAACTGCTTTAGCATCAGAGTCATCCTCCACAAATCCTACAAAAGTATATCATTTAGATTCAAATGCCGTATATAGAGATGATTGGCAAACAACACATGTAAAAATTACAAATGATGCCATTCTTCAGATAGTATCGGTTTTTGCAATTGGATATACAAATCATTTTAAGGCAGAAAGTGGTGGAGATGCATCAATCACAAACTCCAACTCAAACTTTGGACAATTAGCTTTAGTTTCTGATGGATTTAAAAAAGATGCATTTGCGAAAGATGATCATGGATATATCACACATATCATCACACCAAAAGCAATTGTCGAAGAAGAAGAAGATATTGAATGGCTTCAAATTGATGCTGGTATAACAACTAATGTTGGTATTTCTAGTAACCTGTATCTGTTTGGATATAATTCTGAAAGTATCAAACCTCCTTCTCTTACACAAGGATTTAGAATTGGTGCCAGAAATGAAGATAAACTTTATTTAAATTATAATAACATTACTTATGAAGCAGATATTGTAATGAGTGATGGATCAACAAGTGGAAAGAAAGTTGTTGGTATTACTCAAGTTAATAATAGTACATTTACTTCTTCTTCTAATCATGGTTTAGAAACTGGAGAAAAAGTAATTATTAATAGTGACGATGGTGATTTACCAGAAAATATTGATGAACATAAAGTTTTCTTTGTTAACTATGTTAGTGCTAACAGTTTTAGATTATCTGCAACTAAATCTGATGCCGATAATAGTGTTTTTATTAATTGTTTTGGAGGATCAAATCTAGTTGTTTATAGTAGAGTAACTGATAAAGAATCTGGAGATATTGGACATCCAGTTCAATATGATGATGGCAATTCTAATTGGTATATTAAGACTAAAGCATCAAGTGGAATTTTTAATGTATTAAACAATAACAATGAAACCGGATCTACGGATATAACATTCTTCAAGAGAAAAATTGATACGAGAAGTTTAGATGATAAGATATTTAAAGTAAGAGTATCAGTTCCTAAAGAATCTTCCCGTGCAAAAGATGTTCAAAATGGATTTATTCTTCAAGAATCTTCTCAGACTGGTATAAGAACTGATGGTGATTTTAATATTTCTCGCACATTAAATGCATCTGATTTTGCATATAATAGAAATCCAAGATTTATTAGTAATTGTACTTTTAATTCTGGAACTGTCACAATAGAAACTGAACGTCCACATAATCTTACTACTGGAGATTTAGTTAAGATAGAAGCAATTAGAAGCACCAATAATTCAAATGGAACTTTTAATAAAGATTATAATATTGAAACATCTGTTACCGTTACCGGTAACATGCAGTTTACTTATTCCATAGCATCAAGTGTAGGAAATCCAACAAATGACTTTAATTTAGATAAGACAACTGTAAGTATTGCATCATCTATTCCTAAATTTACAAGAAAAGATTTACAATCTAATTTGTATTTCTATAGAAACAATGTAATCTCTCAGTATAATGAAAATGTTAGAACAGGAGTTTACCATGGATTTCCATTATTCGCAAACTTGTCTGTACCCACTGGATTTACATCAAATGAATATGGACAAAATGTTGTTGATTTATATCCACAATTAGATCGTGATAATCAAAATGATACTCCAAGAGCTGCAAAATCATTTGCTGCTCGATTCCCTCTTGGAAAAGTTGTTACTAATGATCTTCAAAAAAGTATCACTAGAGAGGCAACTGATAAATTATTTGAATCCTTTGGTGTAGGATTCAGGGTAAGTTCGGTATCATCAAACATAATTACATTTGATAGAAATCACAATATAGGTGGTATTGCTAGTTTTGTCGTACATGGTTCTACTTCTGGTTTCTCAACGGGAACTTATGAAAATGTAAAAGTAACCACAGATTCAAATAATAATGTTTGGACTGGTGCTCTCGCAAAAGTTGAAATTAATAATGGTCGTGATATTGGATCGGTTAAGATAACAAATCCAGGATCAGGTTTCAATGGTCAAATAGGATATTTGGATAAAACTTCTGGAATTGGAAACGGAACTAATGGTATTATTGGAAGCAATGCTTCTGGTGATGCCTTTACCGATGCCAATTTAACCTCTAGTGAGGAGAATCTTATTGTTCAGTTTACTGGATCCGGAATAACAACAGATTCTTATTATAGGACAATCAGTGTTCCTGGAGCAAATCGAATTAGCATAGCAAAAACTTCAGGTGATCCTGATATCACAACGAATCAATATGCATTTATTGTCGGAAATGCACTTGATGTAACAACTTCAGAGTCAGGTGGAACAGTAACTGTCACAACTGGAACAGGTATTCCACATGGATTAGTTAAGGGTAATAGATTCCAATTTAATGATGATAGTAATAATAATTTGGGAACATTTATTGTATCCAACATTACAAGTATATCTTCCTTCACCTTTAATAGGGGTAATGTAACAATACCTAGTGCTGGTTATGTTTTAAAGCACGGACTATCGGCAAATGAGAGCATTGATACTGATGGTGAAGATTTATCTTCCAGAGGTGTTCAATTATTTGGATTAGAAACTGCAAAATTACAATCAACAATTGCTTCATCTGCTAGTTCATTAACGATTACACTTCTAAATTCTCAAGAGGGAATTCCTGGAAGATTTCCATTAGGATGCTATATTCAGATTGATGAAGAAATTATTAGAGTAGCTAAAGAACCATTAACAAATGGTAATACTGAAATTCTTCGTGGATTATTTGGAACGGTGGCAGCATCACATGCTGCCAATTCGAGAATTAATAAAATTAGTCCTATTCCAATAGAATTACATAGACCATCTATTTTAAGAGCTTCTGGACATACATTTGAATACCTTGGATATGGTCCTGGAAACTATTCTACGGCACTTCCACAAGTTCAAATCAAAACTCTCACAGAAAGAGAAGAGTTCTTGTCTCAGGCACAAGAGAGGGCAGCAGGTGCCGTTGTATACACCGGTATGAATGATAAGGGTGATTTTTATATTGGTAATCAGAAAAAATCATCATTAACTGGAGAAGAAACAACATTTGATAATCCCGTTCCAACTGTTGCAGGTGAGGATCCATCGAGATTAAGTGTTGTATTCGATGAAGTTACTATTAAAGACAGATTAGTTGTTGAGGGTGGAGCAAATAAAAATTTACTTTCTCAGTTTGATGGTCCGGTTACTTTCAGTAAGGAAGTAAACATAAAAGAAAAGCTGAGAGTAAAATCAGATGCGGAATCACTTAATTCTGCAAGTGGGGCACTAAGAGTTGATGGTGGTGTTGGTATTGGTGGGAAGTTGAATGTTGGTGGAAATACTGATGTTAGCGCAACATTAACCGTAGATAATCTTTCTGTTGAAAGTCTTACTGCCACTAGAGTTCCTTTTGTTGGAACAGGAAGCACACTTACCGATGACTCCAACTTAACTTATGATGGAACAGATGCTACGGGTGGTTTAAGTATTACTAACACAACTAATACAACAAGCACAACAACTGGGGCATTAAAAGTAAGTGGTGGTGTTGGTATTGCCAAGTCTGTATATATTGGTGACGATATTCATATACCTGATAGTAAAAATATTTTCTTTGGTTCTGATGATGATCTTCTTGTTACTCATGATGGTTCTAATGCGGCAATTACTAATGGTACAGGGAATCTTAATATAACTGGTGCCACCACATTTGCAAATGCCGTAACAGTAACCAGTGGTGGTATTGATGTAACTGCCGGTGGTATTGATGTAACTGCCGGTGGTGCTGACATAACTGGTATTATTACTGCCAATGACGGTTTAAAAGGAAACATTTTGTCTCCAAATGGAACTGCTGTTTTGAATAATGGAACCGGTGATGGCACCAATTCCACTTTTACGGGTACTGCAACAAAAGCAGATGCTGTAGAGATTGAAGGCCATAGCACCGGGACATATAAGGTAATGATGGCGTCTGATATAGGATATCAAAAACCGATTGTAAGTAACAATATGAAATTTAATGGTGAAGACTTTATTGTAACTGGTGATATTGTTGCATATTTACAATCTGATTTACGATTAAAAAATAATATCAATCCGATTGCCGATGCTCTCAATAAGGTGAAATCTATCAGTGGTAATACTTTTGAATGGAATGAGAATTCAAATCATGAAGGACAGGATACCGGTGTAATTGCACAAGAAATTGAGGAACTTGGACTTCCAGGACTTATTCAAGAAAGAGATAATGGTTATCTTGCTGTTCGTTATGAGAAACTTGTTCCTCTCTTAATTGAGGCAATCAAGGAACTCAGTGATAAGGTTGACTCTTTAGAAGAAAGACTAAATAACTAAAAAAGTATAATGGCAAATTATATTAAGTCATTTAATTTTAGAAGTGGTGTACAGGTTGATAATGATAATTTTATAGTTAATGCTGCCGGTCGAGTTGGAATAGGGACCACAACACCGGACAAGTTATTAGACGTTCGTGGTAATGCAAAAATTGTAGGACATCTTACTGCAACAGATGCAAGTGTAAGTGGAATTGTAACCGTAGGAAGTATTACTATAAATGGAAGCACCGGAACAATTACTGCTTCTACTTTTACTGGTTCTGCCGGAAATTTTGGTGATCAAGCAGTTGTTGCCATTGCAACTGATGGATTTATTGCTGGTGCAACTGGTCTTACAACAACAAGTAATTTAGGTATTGGAACAGATAGCACTGATTTTCAGTTACAAGTAGGAAATAATCCAACAACTGCCACTGGATTTGGTGTTACAGAAGGAAACATAATTACCAGTGGAAACATAACTGCTAGTGGAAACTTAAAGATTAGTGGTATTTCAACCACGGCAACATTAGTTGTCACCGGATTATCAACTACCAAAGATTTTGAAGTAACCGGTGTATCAACAATAGCAACTTTAGGTGTAACAGGACTAACAACCACCAAAGATTTTGAAGTAACCGGCGTATCAACAATAGCAACTTTAGGTGTAACAGGACTAACAACCACCAAAGATTTTGAAGTAACTGGTGTAACAACAGTTGGATTTATTACCGCATCTAGTTTACAAGTTGCCGGTGTATCCACACTTGGAATTGTAACGGCATCAGACATTTATTCTACAGGGGTAGTAACAGCAACTTCTTTTGTTGGAACACTTACAGGTTCGGCAACATCTCTTACAACGG